TTGACAGCGGCGGCCATGTTGGGATTGGCACCGCTTCGCCTAACATCGCAAACTTTGGTAAAGCCTTTACAATAAATGACCCTGCGTCCTCTAACCAAATACCTGCTATTGAATTAGCTTATGGCTCAAACACACGTGGCGCAAATATAGCAGTAGATAACAGATCATCGGTAAAAGCATTAGCAATTACCGCTGTGGCTAGTGATTTGTCAATAACGTTTGGCACAAACAACACAGAACGCATGCGCATAGACACCACAGGTGCAGTCACCAAGCCATTACAGCCAGCGTTTGAAGTCAAACCTGCAAGTAAACAATCTAATATTGCAATAAATTCACAACTCACTATTGTTTTTGGCACTGAAGTCTTTGATCAAAATGCAGACTTTGCCTCAAACACTTTTACAGCCCCCGTTGCGGGAAAATACCAGTTCAATTTTAGTTTATTCCTATCAGACATAGACAGTGCTGCTGCTTATTATAATGTTTATATAACCACAACAAACGAAAACATTGAAATTATTTTTGACCCTGACTTTGGTCAAGATGCAGCTTATTGGAATATAACAGGTTCAGTATTATGTGAACTGGATGCTAGTGACACTGCGTTTCTTCGCATCCAGCAATCAGGTGGAACTTCACAAACTGATATTGATGTAGCTTCAAGATTCAGCGGCTACCTAGTAGCATAATAACGGGCGAAATAACCCTATCTTAAAGGAGATAAACACATGGCAACAATAACACTTACAGTAACATGCACCGACACAGAGCAAGCTATCTTGCTAAACGATATTTTGAATATAAACGATTGGCTACAGGCTGCAATGCTTGGCAAGAAAAACAACTGCTGGAAACGTATGCAACAGGAGTGGACAACGAAGCTGATGAACGATGACAGCTTTACAGATAGCATCCCAAGCAATCAGGCAGCATTTGTAGCATTGGTTACTGCAAGGTCAGACTACAAGACACGCACTGAGCGTGATGCAGCAAGCAGCATTGGATAATAACAGATGACTAGAGCAAGAACAAACGCCAACGTATCCCCCGCTGTTGGTCGCAATATGATAATCAATGGGGCTATGAACGTGGCTCAGAGAAGTGCGTCTGTAACAGGCATTGGTGCTAGTAGTGGATATTTTACTTGTGATAGGTGGAGGATTGATACATCAGCTAGTGCAGGTCGTTTAACGATGTCACAAACAGCAGATGGCCCCAATGGTATTTCTGCTAATTGCATTAAATTAGATTGCACTACAGCAGACACTTCTATTGCTGCGGGTGAAAATATGACAATACAACACCGTTTTGAAGGACAAAATATTCAACGTATAGGTAGCGGCGTAGCTGGGGCAAAACAAATTACTTTAAGTTTCTACGTTAAAGCTAGTGCAGCATTTACTTTTGGGGCAGAGCTATTTAATGGTGATAACAATAGGCAAATAACTAAACTATTTGATACCACGACAGACTGGGTTAGACATGAAATTACATTTCCTGCAGATGTAGACGATGGCTCTAGTCCATTTGTTGATGATAATACAGTAGCTTTATTCCTAGTATTTCACCTACATGCAGGGTCAACTTTTACAAGCGGCACACTAAACACTGCAGCCTTTGCTGATACAACAAACGCTAATCGTGCCGCTGGTATAGACAGTTTTTATAGCAGCACTGACAACAACTTCTTTATAACGGGAGTTCAGATGGAAATTGGCCCGGTTGCAACGGATTTTGAGCAAGAACAAATAAGTGTTACCCAAAATAAGTGCCAACGGTATTTTCAAAAGTTTGGTTCTGAAAACGCTTTTGATTTTATGAATGGATTTGGTATAGCATCTAGCTCAACCGTGCTACAATCACCCACATATTTAAAAACAAATATGAGAAGTACTCCAGCAGTAAGTTTTTCTGCTATAGCTGTTGCTGATACTGTCAATTCAACTACTGCGATAACAGCAGCGGCTGTTTCTAACACTGTAAATAATAGTAAAATAGCCCTGATAGAGTATACTGTAGGCAGTACAGCACTAACTCAGTATAGGTCATATTACGTTAGAGCTAATAACAATGCTGCTGCACATGTTTCTTTTGATGCGGAGTTATGATTATGATTAATTCAATGACAATTACAAATGCTAAATATGTTTTGTCTAACATAACAGATGAAAACGGGTCTGTAAGTTGCATAGTAAGTGGAGAACAATGGTCAGTTCCACTAGACCCAGCTAACAGACACTACGCAGAGATACTACGCCAAGTAGCTGCTGGCACATTAACCATTGCGGCTGCTGACTGATGGAGTTTAACTGGACAGTAGTAACAATAGTGGGTGCTTTGTTAGCTCAAGGTGCTGCTATTGTTTGGGCTGTATCAGGTATGGTGTCTGACATTAAGTACAACAGGGCTAACATATCTGAGGTGCAGTCTAGCAGTGCAAGGCTATCCGATGAAGTACATGAGAATGACGTAATGATTGCTCGTATTGACGCTAACGTTACTGCGATTAAGGAAGCATTGAATGTGGTTGCTAACAATCACGCACAGAGATAGCTAAATGATTGATCCCCTCACAGCTTTTGCTGCAGCTAATGCAGCCTTCAAGGGGGTCAAGATGCTTGTCGGGGCTGGCAAGGAGATACAAGACATCTCAGGTCAGCTAGGGGCTTGGTACGGTGCAGTAGCTGACATAACTAGGGCTGAGTCACAGAGAAAAAACCCTACGTTCTTAGACAAGATGTCACACGGCTCTGAGTCTATAGAGCAAGAAGCAATGGACATTGTTGTTCGCAAGAAGACTTTGTTTGAGAAAGAAAAAGAAATAAAGTTTATGCTTGACATGCGGTTTGGCTTTGGAACTTACGATGAGATGGTAGACATGCGTAGGCAGATACGCAAGGATAGAGAGAAAGAAGTATACGCAGCTATGGAATCTAAGAGACAGATTGCAAACAACATGGCTATACTTGGTTTATCTATTTTGATTATTGGCATATTAGGAGGCGGCGTTTACATGGTTTCGTTGGCATTATAATGGATACATTTGTACTCCCCCTCATACTGGCAAGCTCTTTGCTATACCCTGAGTATGTAACGTGTAACTTATGGAAGTATACTGAGAGTGAACGTGAAGGCAAGGTGTGTATTTATTTAGGTAAGAACAAGACCATTGCCTACCACTACGCAGAAAGTAGCTTTCGTGAATGTCCTAAACAGTTTCAATGCAAATACTTACCTAACTCTAAAGCTAAAGTAAGCATTAAAGATATACTCAAGGGACTATCGGATGGATTTTAAGTGGCATTAGAATATAATAAAGCAGTAGCGGACGGGTTAGAACTTTTTACAAACAGTGAGTCACATAAAAAATACACTTTACCTGACATAAAAACATACTTACTATTGCCAATATTAAATAATCGTGTTAGAATATTTTACCTTGAAAACAAACCAATAGGTCTTATAACTTGGTGCTGGTTTACAGAGTATAAAAAAGAAAAATTTTTACAATACAAATATAACCCCACGCAAGAAGATTACAAAGACACTGATATAAAAGATAAAGAACTTTGGGGTTTAGACTTTATATCTACTACAGGACAAGCAAAACAAATGATGACAGCAGTTAGAAAAGAACACAAAGAGTTATACGGTAAGTCCAAGGTACATTGGCGTAGGTTTTCTGATCCTACTAAAGCACACAAGAAAGAGTTTTAATTATGTTATATAACCCCTTTATGCCCAGTGTTCATTTTGCAGATCGTGCTGTCTTTGGTGGTGGTGGCGGTGGCCCTGCTCCTGTTGATCCTCAGATTGCAATAAGGGCAGCAGAAGCAGCAAAGAAAGCAGCAGAAGCGGCAAAGAAAGCAGCGGCAGAAAAAGCTGCAAGAGAAGCGGCTGCAAAGAAAGCCCTTGAACTAAAACAAACTAATGAAGCCACGGCTGCTGGAACTTCAGCGTCTGAGTTTGCTACAGGTGTGACTTCTGATGTTTCTGGCTCTGCTACTGCTTCTCAAAATAAAGTTAATACGTTACAACTTGAATTGACTCAACTACAACAAAAACTAGCTCAACCAGCAGTGCCTGATGCAAGTGGCAAGGTTCCTGAGACAAAGCCAAACCCTAAACTTGAAGCTGCAATAAAAACAAAACAAGATGCATTGGTTAAAGCTCAACAAGATCGTGCTGCAATAGGTGGGATACAGGCTCAAGAGCTTATGACTGCACAGGCTGGATTGGTTAGTGATGCTGCTACTGATCCAACTAAGATAGTTCAAAAACAAACTGTAGATAAGATAGATGCAGATGCGCCGGGTACAAGTCTTGCTGCAGGCACTGGTAAGGTTGGAG